CCCATTAACTGGTATGGAGATGACAATGCAACCGCCTATGCCAGCGAATCAAATGGGTACGGCTCAACCTGTGTTTAATCAAAATGCAAGTAACGCTGCTAGTATAATGTATGGAACACCTTTGCAAAGACAAATGTCTATGGGAGCGCAAGCGCCTGTGTTTATGAAAAGTCCTTTGGAAGGAAACGCTTTCTCAGGAGCAATGGCGGAAACAGGTGGTGATTATGAAGCGGCTCAAGAAATACTTAAAAATAAATAATTATGGATCACAATATAAGTAAATTACTAGGTAAGCCTACGCTAGAAGGTCAAGTAGGTGAGTCTCACGTTTGGGACGGGCCATTAGATACAACTGGTTTTCCAATGGGTAAAGGTAGTAGTTCTGGTATTACAGGTATGCAAGTAAAAAAATACCCTTGCAAATCATATAGTCTACAAGGACCAATTACGCAGAGAGCAAAAGGATTGTAAAATGAGTTTTAACGATTTTAAACTTTACGCTATAAACACAACTACATTAGGGGTAACAACATTTGCAGAGATAGAGATGGGTTTAAAATTGCTATTGTTAGTGGTAACGATTGGTTACACTGTAAACAAGTGGATACAACTTAAAAACAAAAAACAATGAATTGTATATTTTGTTTTAATTGCGGCTTATGCTAAGATATTTTACTTACGAAGAGTTCGATTCGCCTGATGTACAAGGTAGCGGGCAAATGATGAGTAAAGATCTTATACTTATACTAGACAATGTTAGAGCTGAGCTTGGCAAACCTATAGATATTAACTCTGGGTATCGCACGCCAGCACACAACGAAAAAGTAGGTGGGAAACCTAACTCATCTCATTTAAAAGGTCTTGCGGCTGATATAGCTTGTAAAGATAGTAGATACAGGTTTGAACTTGTAAGAGAATTAATGGAACACGGTATAGACCGTATAGGTATTGGTAATACTTTCATTCATATAGATATTGATGATAGTAAATCACCTGATGTAATTTGGACGTATGGCAACTGATAAGAAAACACTTAAGTGTAATAAACCTCGGCGCACGCCAGATCATAAGACTAAATCACATATTGTAAAAGCTTGCAGTGGTGGTATAGAAAAGATTATACGATTTGGCCAGCAAGGTGTTAGCACTGCTGGTAAAAAAACAGATGCTAAGTCTAAAGCGCGTAGAGCTAGTTTTAAAGCTCGCCACGCTAAGAACATTAAAAAAGGAAAAATGTCTGCCGCTTACTGGGCGGATAAAGTTAAATGGTAATGGAATCAAGAGGATTAGGAGACGACATAGCGAAGTTTACCAAAGCTACAGGTATAAAAACTATTGTAGATAAAGTTTCAGAGGGATTAAACATTCCTTGTGGTTGCTCTGCTAGACAAGCGTGGTTTAATGATAAAGTACCTTATAACAAATAATATGTCTTTTAAAATTAAACCTCCTTATAGCTTAGACAATACACCCATATATCATGTAACAATGGAAGATGGTGTACTTGGTAAAGCAAACAATAACGGTACTATCATTATAAACAAAGATGTACCGTGTGGTAAAATACAAGAAGTTATAAACCACGAAATGGTTCATATAGATCAAATGCGTAGAGGTGATCTTGATTATGACGATAAATATGTATACTGGAAAGGTAAGGTAATACCTCGCTCGAGTATTAAAGAAGGGGCAAAAAATTTGCCTTGGGAAAAAGAAGCTTATAATAAAGCTTAGTAATTAAATTAAATTAAATAAAATGAAAAACTTAATATTAGCTATAGCTTTTTGCTTTAGCTCTGCGTTTATATGCGCACAAGAGTGTTTTGAAGGATCGTGGGTTACACCTACGTCTGAATATGTAACTATTATTTACGAAGGTGAATACGGCGTTAGACGTGTGGTTAATAAAAATGTTTACGATGGTTATTTAATAGAAGAAGTTATAGTTAAAAAAAATAAAAAAACTTTTACAACAAAAATACAAAACTATAGTAATGGTTATTTTGTTACTATAAAATATAAAATTAAAGATAAGAATACTCTAATTTGCAGATTTAAAGGAGATTTTAATAAAACTTTAGAATATAAAAGATTGATAATTAACAAGTAAAACAAAAATAATGGGATATAAAAAAGGACCGGTAGGACATATGAAAGCTTCTACTGGAAACAAAGCAGTAGGTTACATGGCTGAAGGCTCAGCAGCGCACATGTCGGCTCTTAAAAAAGAAGGAGATCCTAAAGACGGTAGTTTAATTTCTAGAGACAACCAAATGCGATTAGACGCTATGGGTGCTAAAGCTAGTTCAAAACTAGCTAAAGCTGCACTAGAAAATATGAACAGCGATTTATACAAAGACTCAACATCAACATTGCCAGGTCTTAAACCAAAAAAGCAATCTAAAAGCTATGGAGAGCGTCAGGTGGAAAAAGCTATGAATGAGGTAACATACGTTGGCACTGATCAAAAAATATCTAGAGGCGACGCGCAGATCAGACAAATATTTGATCCTGTTAGAACTCAATATGAAAAATTCGAAGCTAAATTTGGTAAAGGTGCAACTCCTAACAAACCTTTTATAGCTGTCGATTACGGTAAAGGGCAAACCGAGGACGATGTTAAGATGAGGGAGCAAATGAATTACGAGGTTACTAAACCTATTACAACAAAAAAATATGGCTTGGTAAAACCAACAGCTCAGCAAATTGGTGGATATAAAACTAGACAAACAATAGAAAAAGTTATTCCAACACTTGGTAAAAACGAAAAAGCTTCTTTTGTTAAAGGTGATAGTGAAATTAGAGTTCAAAGAAATCCAAAGTGGGAGGGTTATTCTTCATACACAAGAGGAGCTAAAACTGGAGAATTATCAGATGCTACTAAGCGTAGAAAAAGAAAAACAGGAAGTGTTTTTGGAGGTGTAGAAAGCGCTGAAAAATTATCTAAAAGAGGTGCGGGCTTTGTTAAAAAAGGAACAAATCCTTATCTACCTTTAAACTAATGAAAAAACTTCTTCAATTAATAACCGGAGGTCTCATTAAAGATGTTGGTAAAGTTATAGATAACTTAACAACTACAGATGAAGAAAGGCTTGCGGCTAAACTAAAAATTGAAGAGTTGCTAGAGCAAGCAGATAAAGATGCTCAAGACCAGGTAACAGCAAGATGGGAGTCGGATATGAAATCCGATTCCTTCTTGTCTAAAAACATAAGACCTATGGTTCTTATATACCTTACCTTTATATTTTCTGTATTAGCTTTTTTTGACGGTAACATAGGAGAGTTTTCAATAGCAGAAGATTATATACCAATATTCCAATCACTATTAATAACTGTGTACGGTGCTTACTTTGTAGGTCGTACGTGGGAAAAAGGTAAAAAAATAAGTAATAATAAGTAAAGTTAAATAACTTAAATTAAATTAAATGTCAAATTCAATTACAGCTGAAGAGCTTAAAACTATTAAAGATCAACAAACAGAGTTAAGTACTGTTGTAAATCAGATTGGTCAATTAGAAGCAAACAAACATTCGTTGCTTCATAAGATTGCCGGTATTAATGAAGGTATCGAAGATACTAAAAAACAACTAGAAGAAACATACGGATCTATTAATATTAATTTAGAAGATGGTACGTATACTGAAATCGAAAAAGAAGATGACGGTGAACTAGCTGTTGTTAAGGCAGAAGACTAATGAGTGCTGTTATAAGAAAAATAAGTATTGGTTCTGATTACAAAAACGACGCGATGCATTACGCTGTTGGCCAGCAAGTATATGGCGGGCACGAGATATCGCATATTTTGTTTGAAGATGAAGATGCTTCTTATAACATATTTATAAAGAAAAACAACGAGGTATTGCCATGGAAGAAGTTTAATTCTAACATGGCTGTATCTGTTGAATATGATTTAGAATATTAATGAGGAGTGTTTTTGATTTTATCGTCATGCCTGTTGAAAATAGGTATGACAATGAAGTTGATATAAATGGTGATAAACTTATAGTTAATTCTAGCATAGAAAACTTTAAGTTAATAAGTAGAAAAGCTATAGTTTTGTCTACACCATCAGCTTATTCAACACCGATAGAAGAAGGTGACGAAGTTATAATACATCACAATGTTTTTAGAAGATATTATAACCACCAAGGTAAAGAGGTTGATAGTAGCAAAACACTAAACGACAATCAATACTTATGTCAACTAGATCAAATATATCTTTACAAAAATATATATCAATGGAAACCTTTAGGCGAACATTGTTTTATAATGCCAATAAAAAACACAGACAACTGGTCACAAGAAGTTGAAGTGAAAAATAAAGGTATAGTAAAGATAGGTAATAAAACCTTAAAAACTTTAGGTATAAACGAAGGTGATCTTGTTGGATTTAAATCTAATAGGGAGTTTGAGTTTGTTATAAACAAACAAAGACTATACTGTATGCAATCAAATGATATTTTAGTTAAGTATGAGTTCAAAGGAAACGAGGAAGAATATAATCCAAGCTGGGCAAAGAGCAGTTGAGGAATTAATAAAGGTAGCTAAAGAACCTATAGTTGATTCTGATGATGACATATCTGCTGATAGGCTTAAAAACGCAGCTGCTACAAAAAAGCTTGCTATATTCGATGCGTTTGAAATACTTGCTAGAATAGAAGAAGAAAAATCAATGCTTGACAGCGAGGCTAAAGAAACTAAAGAAAAAAGTTTCAAAGGTTTTGCAGAAGGTAGATCAAGGTAATGTACGAGCAGTCTTTAGTTAAAACAATACAAGACCATATAAAACCTAAAGTTTTAAAAAGAAACAATAGGTATAAAAAATGGGAGTATGGTTATGATGTTGAACACGATATCGTAATCATAAGCAAAGACGGAACTATAGGTGAAATTGTAGAAATACAAAATCTTAAAATAGCTTTGCCTGAACAGCCTGAAAATGTTTTTAGTATATCTAAAAAAACAGAAGAGCAAAAATGGGTTAAAGCAGAATATCCAAAAACATTATCTAAAATTAAAAGTGTTTTTGATTGGCAAAGATATCCTAATAGTTTCAAAGAAGAATGGTACGATTATATCGATGAAGAATTTAAAAGACGTGAACAAGGATATTGGTTCTATAATAAAGGTTTGGCTACTTACATTACTGGTTCTCACTATATGTTCTTGCAGTGGAGCAAGATTGATGTTGGGGCAGCAAATTATAGGGAGTCAAATAGATTGTTCTACATTTTCTGGGAAGCTTGCAAAGCAGACCAAAGATGCTACGGTATATGCTACCTTAAAAACAGACGGTCTGGTTTTTCCTTTATGGCATCATCAGACACGGTTAACCAGGCTACAATTAGCTCAGACTCAAGATTTGGTATACTATCAAAATCAGGGGCTGATGCTAAAAAAATGTTTACCGACAAGGTAGTACCAATATCAATTAACTACCCTTTCTTTTTCCGTCCTATACAAGACGGTATGGATCGACCAAAAACAGAGTTAGCATATAGGGTCCCGGCCTCTAAATTAACTCGTAGAAAATTAGACGAAGGTATTGCATCAGAAGAAATAGAAGGTCTTGATACGACTATTGACTGGAAAAACACGGGTGACAACAGCTATGATGGTGAAAAATTAAAGCTATTAGTACACGATGAATCTGGTAAGTGGGAAAGGCCTGATAATATATTAAACAACTGGAGGGTTACAAAAACCACGATGAGACTTGGTAGTAAGATCGTTGGTAAGTGTATGATGGGTTCAACATCAAACGCTATAGAAAAAGGTGGTGGAAACTTTAAAAAATTGTACTATGCTTCAGACGTTACGCAAAGAAACCGCAATGGGCAGACTAGCTCAGGACTATATAGTTTGTTCATACCTATGGAATGGAACTACGAGGGATTCATTGATGCTTATGGCGTACCTGTATTCGACAAACCAAAAGACGCCGTTAGAGACCCACACGGAGACCTTATCACAACAGGTGTCATCGAACACTGGGAAAATGAAGTAGATGGCCTTAAAAATGACCAGGACGGCTTAAACGAATACTACCGTCAGTTTCCACGTACAGAGAAACACGCTTTCAGAGATGAAGCTAAGTTATCTTTATTTAATCTAACTAGGATATATGAGCAGATAGATTATAATGAAGACATGAGGAATAAAACCTTGGTTACTCAAGGCAACTTCCAATGGGCAGGAGGAGTGAAAGATACAACAGTTAATTTTATACCAGAAAACAACGGTAGGTTTTTAGTATCTTGGATTCCATCTGCAAAATTACAAAATCGTGTAATAATAAAAAATGGAGTTAAACACCCAGGTAACGAGCACATAGGTGCTTTTGGTTGTGACTCTTACGATATATCAGGTACAGTAGACAACAAAGGTTCTAAAGGATCTTTGCACGGTCTTACAAAGTTTAGCATGGAAGAGGCACCTTTTAATATGTTCTTTTTAGAATATATATCAAGACCTCCTACTGCTGAGATATTCTTTGAAGACGTACTTATGGCATTACATTTTTATGGTATGCCAATACTAGCAGAGAATAATAAGCCAAGACTATTGTACTATTTAAAAAGAAGAGGTTATAGAAACTTCTCTATAAATAGACCTGATAAAACATTTAATAAGCTTTCAGTTGCAGAAAGAGAAATAGGTGGTATACCTAACTCAAGTGAAGATATCAAGCAAGCACACGCTGCTGCTATAGAATCTTATATAGAAGATCACGTAGGTTTAAAAGAAACTGAATATGGTCAAATGTATTTTCAACGCACGCTTGAAGACTGGGCTAAGTTTAACATAAACAATAGAACAAAGTTCGATGCAACTATAAGTTCTGGTTTAGCTATAATGGCTTGCAATAAAAACAAATACTCACCAGTGGCTGAGATAAAAAAACAACCAGTGAATATTAATTTCAAAAAATATGACAACACCGGTTCTACTTCAAAAATAATAAAATAGATGGTTTATACTAATGTTAATAGTTCTTTTCCAAGTCAGGTAGTACCAGACGCAGAGAAAAATACTTATGATTACGGTTATCAAGTAGGTAGAGCTATTGAGAACGAATGGTTTAGAGGCGATAAAGGATTAGGTTCTGGTGGTCGTTTTGGTAATAGCTGGCAAGACTTTCACCGTCTTAGATTATATGCTAGAGGTGAGCAGTCAGTTGCTAAATATAAAGATGAGCTTTCTATCAATGGAGATTTATCTTATTTAAATTTAGACTGGAAACCAGTAGCTGTATTATCTAAGTTTGTAGATATTGTAGTTAATGGTATGACTGATAAGGGTTATCAAATAAAATCTTTTGCCACAGATCCTTTTGCCGTAAAACAAAGAACAGCTCACGCTACAGCTATTGCTGAAGATGCTTTTGCTGCTTCAATGATTCAAAAAGCAAAACAACAAGCAGGTGTTGATTTAAAAAGAACCAATATACCCGAAGATCAACTACCAAAGACTAAAGAAGAGTTAGAACTTCACATGCAGCTTTCTTACAAGCAAGCTATAGAAATAGCTGAAGAAGAGCTTATTGAAAATATTTTTGATTATAATAAATACGAAGAAATTAAAAAACGTGTTGCTTATGATTTAACAGTTTTAGGTATTGGTGCTACTAAAACTAATTTTAATTTAGCTAATGGTATTACTGTTGAGTATGTAGATCCAGCAAATTTAGTTTATTCATATACAGAAGATCCTAATTTTGAAGATATATACTACGTTGGTGAAATGAAATCAATTAGTTTGCAAGAAGTTAAAAAGCTTTTTCCTTATTTAACTGATAGTGATTTAGAAGAAATAGAAAAATACCCTGGTGATGCTAATTACACGCGTAATTACTACGGGCAAGACGATCAGTATAGTCAAGTACAAGTTTTATTTTTTGAATATAAAACTTATAACAATCAAGTTTTTAAAATAAAAGAAACTGATCAAGGTTTAGAAAAAGCATTAGAAAAAGATGATTCTTTTAATCCTCCTGAAAATGCAGAAAATTACAATAAAGTACATAGAGCTATAGAAGTTTTATATAGCGGCGCTAAAATACTTGGGCATGAAAAAATGCTTAAGTGGGAACTTGCTGAAAACATGACGCGTCCCTATAGCGATCAAACGAAAGTTCAAATGAACTATAGTATATCTGCTCCTAGAATGTACAAAGGTCGTATAGAAAGTATTGTAAGTAAATGTATAGGATTTGCTGATATGATCCAGCTTACACATTTGAAGATACAACAAGTACTATCTCGCATGGTGCCAGACGGAGTATTTGTGGATGTTGATGGTTTAGCGGAGGTTGATTTAGGTAATGGCACAAATTACAATCCGCAAGAAGCTTTGAACATGTATTTTCAAACAGGTAGTATTGTAGGTAGAAGCTTGACACAAGATGGTGATCCTAACAGAGGTAAAGTACCAATTCAAGAGCTACAAAGCTCTTCTGGTATGGCTAAGATACAAGCATTAGTTCAAACGTATCAGTATTATCTACAAATGATAAGAGACGTAACCGGGCTAAACGAAGCTAGAGATGGTAGTCAGCAAAATAAAGATTCACTAGTTGGTTTACAAAAATTAGCCGCAGCAGCTTCTAATACAGCTACAAAACACGTGTTGCAATCACTAATGTATTTAACTGTACGTAATGCTGAAAACATAAGTTTAAAAGCAGCTGATGCTTTAAGTTTTCCTTTGCTTAAAAATGCTTTAATGAATAGTATAAGCACGTTTAACGTTAATACTTTAGAGCAAATACAAAGTTTAAATATACATGAGTTTGGTATATTTTTAGAACTTGAGCCCGAAGAAGAAGACAAACAAGCGTTAGAAAGAAATATTCAAATAGCTTTACAGTCTGGAGGAGTTGATCTTGAAGATGTAATAGATATTAGAGAAATATCTAATATTAAATTAGCTAACCAAATGCTTAAAATAAAACGTAAGCAAAAACAAGCTCGTGATCAACAAATTGCTCAAGCAAATATACAAGCACAGGCACAAGCCAATGCTCAAACTGCAGAGCAAGCTGCTCTAGCAGAAACGCAAAAGCAACAAGCTTTAGCTCAAACAGAATTACAGATAGAGCAAGGTAAATCACAGTTTGAAATACAACGCATGCAAACTGAAGCTCAAATAAAAAAAGAGCTTATGGCTGAAAAGTTTAGATATGATATACAGCTAGCTCAAGCTAAAATTGGATCTGAAAAAGATAAAGAAAAAGAAATAGAAGATCGTAAAGACGAGCGTGCTAGAATTATAGGCACGCAACAATCAGAAATGATATCACAACGTCAAAACGATGAATTACCTAAAAACTTTGAGTCAGCTGGATTTGACTCACTAGGGGGATTTGGACTAGAACAGTTTGAACCTCGTTGAAAATAAAATCCTTTAATTTTATATTATTATATTATGTCAGAAGAAGTAAAACAAGAAGGAGAATTTAAAATGAAGACTCCTACTAAACCTAAAAACTTAGGTAAAAAAAACGAAGTAACTAAAATTGAAATACCTAAAGAAGGTATTGAATCTCAAGGTGAAGTTATTCCTGAAGTTACTAAAGTAGAAATAAAAAACGAAGATGCCGTTCAAACACAAGAGACAAATGATAGCGATGCTATTATCGAAGAGTCCCAAGACAATAGCGACAGCAAAGAAGTGGTTGAAGAAATACGGACCACCGACGAAGGAGTAGAATCTCCTTTAACTGTAGTTGAAGATACTGAAAAAGTAGAGCAACAAGAAGTTGTACAAGAACAACAAGTTGCAGAGCAGAAAAAACTACCAGAAAATATTGACAAGCTAGTTACTTTTATGGAAGAAACTGGTGGAACTGTGGAAGACTACGTTAGGCTTAACGCAGATTATACCAATGTTGATAATACATCTTTAATTAGAGAATATTATAAACAAACTAAACCACATTTAGATTCAGAAGATGTAAGTCTTTTATTAGAAGATTTTGATTTTGATGAAGATATAGATGAACCAAAAGAAATACGCAAAAAGAAAATTGCGTTCAAAGAGGAGGCTGCAAAAGCTAAAGACTTTCTTGAAGGCTTAAAAGGTAAATATTACGACGAGATCAAGTTGAGACCGGGCGTAACCCAAGAGCAACAAAAAGCATTAGATTTTTTCAACCGATACAATGAAGAACAACAAGCAGTTCAAAGCAAACATAAAGGTTTTGTTAATCGTACTAATAAATTGCTAAACGATGAATTCAAAGGTTTTGATTTTAACGTAAGTGATAAGAAGTTTAGATACGGTGTTAAAAACCCTAGTAGTGTAGCTGAAGCACAATCAGATATTACTAATTTTATTGGAACGTTTCTAAATAAACAAGGTGATATTGAAGATATGCAAGGATATCACAAGGCTTTGTTCGCTGCGCGAAACGCTGATACTATAGCTCAACATTTTTATGAGCAAGGAAAAGCTGACGCTGTTAAAGACGTTATGGCTAAATCGAAAAACATTTCGACTGAACCTCGTCAAACAGCTGCTGGTGAAGTATTTGTTAATGGGATTAAAGTTAAAGCAATGAGCGGTGTTGATTCTTCAAAATTGAAAATCAAAAAAGTAACAATAAAAAACTAAAAATAAATAATTATGGCTTTAAGTCCTTTATTTGGGAGTATAGTCCCAAGTCAACAACAACAATTGCTAGACACAAACTTCCTGTCTTTTAACGGAGGTGCTGGTGATGGCGATTCCGATACATTTGCACAACAGTATCTACCTGAGATCTACGAACAAGAAGTAGAGCGTTATGGAAACAGAACACTTTCTGGATTCTTACGTATGGTAGGAGCTGAAATGCCAATGACTTCTGATCAAATTATCTGGTCTGAACAAAACCGCTTGCACATCGCTTATGATGATTGTACTAATACTTCTGCTACAAATACTATTGGTATTCCTGTAGCTGCAGATGTTAAAAACGTAATTTCTGTAAACCAAACAGTTGTATTATTAGACGCAACTGGTAACGAGTTAAAAGCTGTAGTAACTGCTTCAGACTTAGCGACTGGTAATGTAGTTGTCGCTCCTTTTGGTGCCACAGATACTAGCTCACTTGCTGCTACTGGTATTAAAATGTTTGTGTTTGGTTCTGAATATAAAAAAGGTTCTTCTACACCTAATCACTCTGCAACACAAGCCGATGGTTATGTAAGTATTGATCCTTCTTTTACTCAATTCTCTAATTCACCGATTATTATCCGTAATAAATACGTAGTATCTGGTTCTGACACAGCTCAGATTGGTTGGGTAGAAGTTGCAACTGAAGATGGAACTGGAGGTTACCTATGGTATCTAAAAGCTGAGTCTGAAACTCGTCTACGTTTCGAAGATTATCTTGAAATGAGTGTAGTTGAAGGTGAAAAAGCCGATCCTACGTTCAATGCTGGCGCGGGAGATGCTGCTAGCCAAGCCGGTTATAAAGGTACAGAAGGTTTATTTGCTGCTATTCAAGGTCGTGGTAACGTAGAAGCTGGCTTTAATGCTGCTGCTGATGCGCTAGCAGAATTTGATAATATCCTACGTAACTTAGACACGCAAGGAGCCATTGAAGAAAACATGCTTTTCTTGAATCGCGAAACGTCTCTAGGTTTTGATGATATGCTAGCTGGTATTTCTAACGGTGCTAACGGTGGTACTGCTTATGGATTGTTTGAAAACTCTGAAGATATGGCATTAAACCTAGGGTTTAGTGGTTTCCGCAGAGGTTCTTACGATTTCTATAAGACTGACTGGAAATATCTAAACGATGCTTCCACAAGAGGTGGTATTGAAAGTGGTGCTGCGGCTCCAGCTTCACCATACGGTGTAAGTGCTATTGACGGGGTGTTGATTCCTGCAGGTACATCAACTGTATACGATCAAATTCTTGGTAGTAACATCCGTCGTCCATTCTTACACGTACGATACAGAGCGTCACAAACTGACGATCGTCGTATGAAGTCTTGGTTGACTGGTTCTGTTGGAGGTGCTTTCACATCTGATCTAGACGCTATGGAAGTTAACTTCCTATCTGAAAGATGTTTATGTGTACAAGGTGCAAACAACTTTGTATTATTCACTAAGTAGATTACTTTAAAGGTACGGGCGCTTCGGCGCCCTAAACCTTTATTTTATTAATTTTATTATATTATATTATGTCAAAAACAAAAGAAGTCCCAGCTGTAGAAAAAGGTTGGGAAATTAAAGATAGAACGTATCTAGTAGTAGGAAGATACAAACCATTAACACTCAGAATACCATCAAAACATAGCGCTAAAAAACCTATGTTATGGTATGATAGTGAAACAAATAATCAAAGAGAACTTAGGTATGCTACAAATATGAACTCACCGTTTGTAGATGAGCAAAAAGGCGAAGTAACATTAGGCACTATACTATTTAAAGACGGTGCTTTAGTTGTTCCAAAAGAAAAACAAGCCTTACAAAAACTGTTATCTTTGTATCACCCAATGAATGGAAAACGTTATAAAGAGTTTGATTCCGTAGTAGAAGCTACTGACGAACTTGATATGATGGAACTTCAAATAGACGCGCTTAACGCTGCTAGAAGTATGGAGGTAGATCAAATAGAAGCTATACTAAGAGTTGAGTTTGGAAGCAAAGTAAATGAAATGTCTTCTAAAGAATTAAAACGTGATGTACTTATATTTGCTAGACAAAACCCAGTTTTATTTATAGAACTAGCTAAAGACGAAAATGTTCAACTAAGAAACTTTGCTATTAAAGCTGCTGAAGCTAAAATTATTAGGCTATCAGATGATCAAAGATCTTTCTCTTGGGCATCAAACGGTAAAAAGCTTATGACAGTACCATTTGATGAAAATCCTTACTCTGCTATGGCAGCTTTCTTTAAGACAGATGAAGGCGTAGAAGTTTTTAAATCTATCGAGAAAAAGTTAAAATAACATGTAACAATAGTATATGGGCTCGTTTACTCGGGCCTAATACTTTAAAAAAAAATCAATGGCAATAAGCGTAGATCAAGTGTATAGAACTGTTCTATTAATAATGAACAAGGAACAGCGTGGTTATTTAACACCTGATGATTTTAATAAAATAGGTACTCAAGTTCAACTTGAAATGTTTAATGAATATTTTGAAGAGCTAAATCAACAAACAAGAGTACCTCAAAACGAAAGCGAATATGCCAATAGAGTAAAAAATATAGAGGAAAAACTAGCTCCTTTTAAAACAACACCAACTACGGTCACTTACTCTTCAGATTATTTTAACTTACCTACAACTTCTTTACTAGTAGGGCAAGAATCTTTCACGACAATAAGCGGTCAGCAAGTGTATAACTTTACAGTTTTACAAGCGTCAAGCGTAACAGCTGGTACATTAGAAGTTTTTAACAACGGTGTTAAATTAATTGAAAATACAGACTATATAGTATCTTTAGGTGGAGATTTTATACAACTTACAAGCATTCCTCCAAATGGTAATACTCTTCAAGTAAATCTATATCAAGATAATTTTTATAAAATTGGAACGGTAATTTATAATGATGAAAAAGAAGTAGAGTTAATAGAAAGGAACGACTTTTTAACAGTTAATATGTCTCCGCTGACTAAGCCTACAACATCTTTTCCTGTATATATGTTTGAAAACAATAAACTTTATGTAAAACCAGCAAGTATAACAAGCAATATTAAAGTTTCTTATTTAAAGAAACCAGCTAATGTTAATTGGGGATTTACATCTAGTGGTAATGGTTATATATACGATCCATCTACAACTGTTGATTTTTTACTACAGCCAACTGAGCAAACTTCAGTTATAACAAGAGTACTTTTATACGCTGGAGTTGTTGTAAGAAATCCACAATTAATTCAAATTGCAGCTAGTCAAATTCAATCAGAAAAAGTAAACGAAAAAAGCTAATAAATGGCGTTACTAACCGAAAACAATAGACAATACTACGAAGGCGCGCAGGGCTTTAGGGGCGATGGAACTAAAGTTAGTTTCACAACTACTTTTAACACTGATTTAATATTTGGAGCTGCAAGTAATACAAACGTAAACTACGCTTTAAATAATTTTAAAATATATACCAGCACAAACGCTATTCCTGGTACATGGTCAGAGGTTATTGCTGGTTATACAGTTAGTGGAAACACTATTACATTCGCCGCGGCGCCAGCTGATCTTTTATATATTGTAGTGCAGCTTAAAAAACTTGATGGTGGTAACTACGCTAGCACACAACAAGAAAAAGCATACGGCGATGAAGTTGAAAAAAACTGGGGATCTTATAGTTATATATCTATAGATGACGTTGTAAACAATTTTTTAATTGCTTACGTGGGTGCTGGAAAATTAATACCAAGCGTAAAAAGAACTGATGTTATTTTCCACGCTAAAAGAGGTTTACAAGAATTTAGCTACGACACTTTAAAAAGTGTAAACAAATTAGAGGTTACCGTGCCTAACAACTTAAGTATACCAATACCGCAAGACTACGTTAACTATGTAGGCTTATATTGGATAGATAATTCAGGTGTTAAACATACTATAATGCCTGGAAATATGCTTACTACAAAACCAACAGACGTATTTTTAGACGATAACAAAGGCATACCAATTCAAGATATCTTTGATAGCAATGTTGAAACTACATCTATAACTAACGATCGCTTTGATAATAATTTTTTAAAAAATACAAACAACGATGAGTTAGTAAACGATATAATATTTAGCTCGGGCTATTATGATATTTACGGCTTTGGCTATGGGCAGTTATATGGTTTAGATCCACAGTTTGCTAATGGCAATGGCTACTTTAATATAGACGAAAGATATAATAAGTTTTCTTTTTCTGCTGACTTAGTAGATAAAATAGTTGTATTAGAATACATCTCTGATGGTCTTTCTGTTGACTTAGATACAAAGATACCTAAGATGGCAGAAGAAGCTCTCTACGCACATATATCGCATGCTATACTAGCATCTAGAATAAATCAAAGCGAATATGTAGTTCAACGTTTAAAACGTGAACGTAGTGCTAAACTTAGAAACACTAAAATACGTTTGTCAAATATCAAGCTTAGCGAAATAGTACAAGTTATGCGTGGTAAATCTAAATGGATTAAACACTAAAATTAAATGGCTGAAGCTAAAAATACTTTCCTAAAGGCAAAAATGAACCAAGACCTGGACGACAGGTTGTTGCCTAATGGTGAATACAGAACTGCTCAGAATATACTTGTAGGTAAATCTGAAGAAGCTAGCGTTGGTACATTAGAAAATATTAAAGGTAATGAGCTTATAACCGCTACTACAATAGCTGATGGCATTTATGGTAAAATGTATATTATTGGTTATTTAATGGATAGTTCTAAAGATCGTATATATACTTTTCTTACAGACTGGACTGGCGATGGAGAAGCACCTGTTGATGCTAGTTGCTCTATTAGATTTTTAAATGTAAACAATACTACTCAATATCAAACGCTTGTAAGCGGTAGTTTTTTAAATTTTTCTACGCAAAGTCCTATTATAGCTGTAAATCTTTTAGAAGATTTATTATTTTTTACAGACAATAGAAATCAACCTAGAAAAATAAACGTACAAACAGCTGTAAATGATGCTAGCCATTACTATAAAGAAAATCATATATCTGTAGCTAAGTACAATCCTTATCAACCTATATCACTTATAAAAGAAGAGGTTGAAAGCGTTGCAAGTGTAACTTCTACAACGGTATTTGTAACAGCTGTAAATAGTAATATAGTGGCTGGTATGACATTGCTAGGCACGACTACGGCTGGTGTTGATACCATACTTCCGACAGAATATATAAAAGTTGTTAGTGCTGTTACAACTTCTACAGAAACAACTATCACAATAAACACACCGCCTGCCACGGCTATATCAACAACAGATGTAATATATTTTTTAGCATCTACAATGACAGATCAATCTAGTGTTACTACATGGCCTGGTGATCCTGATTATTTGCAAGATAAGTTTGTCAGATTTGGATATAGATTTAAATTTGAAGACAACGAGTATTCTATATTTTCTCCATTTACTCAAATAGCCTACATTCCAAAACAAAATGGTTATTTTATAAACTCAAATGAAAAAAGTGCTTTTAATAGCACTATATTAGATTGGTTTGAAAATGGTATTAATAATATAGAACTAATTATACCTCTTCCAGATAAAGCAAATAATATAGCTTCTTCTTATAAAATTTCAAGTATTGATTTGTTATATTCAGAATCAGATCAAGCTTCTGTAAAAGTTATTGATACTGTTTTTGTAAATGAAATAAGTACTAGTTCCAATAACAATACTTTCTATACATATTCATATCAATCTAGAAAACCTATACGTACATTACCGCAAGATCAGACTGTTAGGGTTTACGATAAAGTACCTGTTAAAGCTAAAACACAAGAGATAATTAGTAATAGAGTTGTTTATGGAAACTTTCAAACCAAGCATACTCCGCCTGACACAATAAACTATAGTATTAATATAGAGAAAAAAATTGCAAACCCTCAGTATACTAATTTTATAGAATACCCTAACCATACTATTAAACAAAATAGAAATTATCAGGTAGGCTTTGTTTTATCGGATAAGTTTGGAAGACAATCAGATACTATTCTATCACCAGTAGCTGAGTCTACTATAGGTACTAGCAACTCTAGAGGTTCTACTATTTACGCTCCTTACATAAAAGATGATCCTGCAGGTTCAAATATACCTGATCCAACGTTTATGCCTAGCGGTGTTTTAAATTGGTTTGGTAATTCTATAGTAATGCTAGTAAATAGCTCTATAACAGGTGGCTCAGGGCCGCTAGCACCAGGATTATACGCTGATCAAATAGGTGTGGGGTTTGATGTTGAAAAATCTACAACACCAATTATAACAGATACTACTTATACTTTTGTAATTTCAACCGCTACTGGCGCTGCAACATCAATACCTACTGTTAATAGCTACATGCGTGGAGCTAGCGTAGATTATGTTGAAGTAACAAATGTTGCCGGAACAGGTACAATCGCAGACCCTTATATAATAACAACAGATGGAAGAGTTAGCAACATGTACTTAGCTGATCTTACATTAGCCGCTAGTATAGCTGATACTAAATTCGCGTATAATGAAAATGTTTTAGGTTGGTATTCATATAAAATTGTTGTTAAACAAAACGAGCAAGAATATTATAACGTATATTCGGCTGGTGCTATGAAAGACGTTCCGTTAAATTACAACGTAACACCAAACGTACCGCCAGACGCCGCTAACCCAGTAACTCCATCTACTTCATTCATAACTCTTATTAATGATAATATAAATAAAGTACCAAGAGATTTATCAGAAGTAGGACCTCAAGATAAAACTTTTAGAAGTAGTGTTAGGCTTTTTGGTAGGGTAGAAAATACATCAAACGTATTTAGCAATACTGGTAACGCTCAATACTATCCTGGTAATAGAAACTTTACAACAAATACTATAGAAGATTTATTTGATCTTTTTGATGTCCCTGCGTTTACACAGGCTAGTCCTCCCGTACCAATAACAGATCCAGCAAATCCGTACCATGGATTTTTTAAATCTGAGTCAAATCCTTTTATTGCAGAGTTTATAACTTCAAGCCAAACAGACGAACAGTTTGGTGTGTTTAACGAAGAAGTTAGTAATGAATATCAAGATATAGAAAATTTAACTATATTAGAAACAGAACCTGTTGTGTCTGCTCTTGATATATATTGGGAAACAACTCAAGCTGGTTTAATATCCGATTTAAATTGGGATGTAGCTGTTGGTTTTGACGGTCCAGTTGCTATAAACCCTGTGTTTTCTTTTGAAGAAACAGACGCGATAGGCACGGATTTAACTGGGGGCTTTTACCCATTAGACAAGTTGGGATCGCCAATAACTACTACAACTGCTACTATGGTAGCGAGTAGTGTTAGGCTTGGTGTTACAACAGATTTTGAGTTAATATCATTACCAGGTGGAGACTATAGAATTCAAAACACTGTAGGTTATGAATATATTAACGATAGCTCTACACAGGATGTATTTACTTTTGATATTACCTTTAATCAAGATCCAAATCAACCTACTACCTGGGGCACACAGACACTTTCTTTTACAGGTAGTTTAACAAACAATGAACCTAGCTTTACAATAGCAAATCCACCTTATTATTTTTATGATGATACTTATGTAGCCGGACAATTAATACATAACTTCGGAGCACAGTCTGATTCTGTTAATGGGGCTAACGCAGTTACTACACAAAAGTTAGATTTACGATGGACAATAATAGCTGGTAACGCAGCTGGTTATTTTGATATTGATCCTGCTTCTGGCGAGCTTAAACTAACAACAGCAGGTTTAGCTTCTGGTAACAATTCATATCCTATAACTATAAGACTAGAAGACGCTTCACTAAACGGAGCAACTCCAGGTGCTGGCAGTTTACATTTTGATCAAAATATTATTGTTATAAAAGGCTATGCGTTAAGTAGCTCAGGCGTTGATACAACGCAGACTATGGCCGGGGCTAATTCATATAGTCCACCAGCAGGAGGAATTAAAACAACAGATTATTATTGTTATTATCTTTCTGATAATGAAATATTAGATAGTGACTTACCTGATTTTAATAATTCTGCAGGTGGTTCTTTTGATCCAAATTCATCTGCTGTTGATAATGGTAACCAAAATTCTGAATCAGCTTACAGAATAGGCGATGAATTAACAGAAGGGGAATTTATTTTTGGTGTAGAAGAAGCTTATGTGCAACACACTTCCACCAATACAGGTGTTATTGAATCTAAAATGAGATTACGTGTTTATCATAGAACTTCTTCGAGCGTATCGTGGGTTAGAATAGCAGATAGTAATAACTCTGGCAGTACCTTTACGCCTGAAATGTTTGTTAACAATGATGCCAATGACACTCAACCGTTTCAGTTTTTTATGTATTTTGCGCAAGATACACCAGGAGAATATGCCTTTTTAATAGAAGTTGACAGTGGCGCTAGTCAAGCAGAACAATTTCAATATGAGTTCAATCCTAGTTTACGTGATTTACATTATCTAGGAGCTAACCAAACACAACAAGTCTATAGATATGATTTGTTTACAAATTCAGATAATGGTTATACATCGTCTCCTGTTGTTTGCTCAGCGTCCCCACCAGCTGTACCTAACGTAAATGTATATGCTGATAACCCATTCGGAGAGTACGTGAGAGAATTTTTTACCGCATCAGATTTAGTAACAATATACGCTCCACCTGTAGCAGATAGATTTTATCCTGTAACAGCAGATAGAAAAGAACTGCCAACTATTGCTTTTATAAATGACGAAAGATCATTTGGTATTCCACCACAAACACAAACAGTAATATATCATAACGTTAAGTTAAATTCTGATGGTAAAAAAGATGAAACGTCAGCAAGTACATATACTCAATCAACAAGTGCAGCAAGTGCTACCTCGTGTTTCACCTCAGGAACTTATGGTAGAACGGAAAACTTAATAGTGTAATAAGTTAAAAAAATAAGTGATTAAATAATATGGCAGCTACTATAGAAGTAAAATATTATAACTCTTTCTGGTTAAAGAAGATAGCTAGCATTACTGCTGTTGTTCCTGACACTAGTACTATTACTAGTGTAACTCAAGGAGCATCACCCAATGAAGATACCCTTACTATAAGCCCAGCTCAAGACCTAACACAAATGAATGTTGGCCAAGAAGTTACTATAATGTATGCTGGTCCAAATACATATAACGGATTTATAACAGAAAGAATAAGTGATACTCAATTTAAAGTTTCACCAACACCATCACCTACTATAACTGGATTTATTAGTATAACACTAGGTCCAATAAAAGATTTTACAAATATACCAAGTGCCTATCCAGGTGTTGATGATGATGATTGGTATATAGAAGAAGCTAGAATACGTGGTGGTTATAATAACACATCTGTAGATTTTGGTGTTAAAGCTTACGCTGTAGACGATGTTAACCAAGGAGAGATACGGAATAGTTCTTTAATATACTCAGGTATATACAACTCTAGAACTGGCATTAATAATACAAATCAATTCTCTGTAGCTGAAGATATTACTAGATCTTTAGACCCAGCTAATGGTAGTGTACAAAGATTATACGCTGAAGATACTAATTTAATTATATTTCAAGAAGACAAAGTTAGTAGAGCTCTTATAGACAAAGACGCTATATATTCAGCCGAAGGTCAAGGTACTGCTGTAAGCACTAATAGATTAGTTATAGGTCAGATAGTACCTTACGGTGGGAAGTATGGTATATCAGAAGATCCAGAAAGCTTTGCCATATATGGATATAGAAAATACTTTACAGACAGAAGGCGAAACGCCGTGCTTAGACTATCTATGGACGGTATTGAAGAAATATCAAGATATGGTATGACTGACTTTTGGAGAGATGAATTATCAGGTATAAGTGATATTGGTACTGTAGTCGGTGGGTATGATTTACATACTAAAAAATACGAAGTAAGTATATTACAGCAAGGTCAATTTACAGGCTTGTCACCTTTAGAAGAAATAAATGATTATAAAACTTTATCATTTGACGAAAGTGTTAGAGGCTGGACAAGCTTCTATACGTATGCCCCTGATTTTGTAGGTAGTTTGAAGAACGATTTTTACTCTATTAAAAACGGTAAAATATATAAACACTATTCTGATAACAATAATAGAGGAACGTTTTATGCTGCGTCAACACCAGCTAATGTAACGTTTATATTTAATCCTAATGTTTCTGTAGTTAAAAACTTTAATACTATAAACTATGAAGGATCTAAAAACTGGATTGTTACTGAGCTTACAACTAACGAAGATATAGGTAAAGCTATAGGTAGCTACACACTTGCTACAACGCAACAAGCCTTAGAGAATAATTTGTTTTCAAGTAATTTCTTAAGAAAAGAAGATAAGTATTTTGCTAATATTACAAACGCAACACCTCAAAAAAATGGTGAAATTGTATTTGGTAAATCAATTAGTGGTATTAAAGGATTTTTTGCTATTGTTAAAATGACAGTTAGTGGAACAAATCCAGGTCAATTTAACGAACTATTTGCGGTATCAACAGAATATGTAGAATCAAGTTATTAAATTATATGGAATTAAATGCGCGTGTTATAAATAAAAGTGATTGGGATATGCTTCTAAGTTGGTGGGCTGGGCACAGTTGGCCAACACCTAAAAAAGATAATTTACCAGACGACGGTACTGGTGGTATAATAGTAGAAGAGGACGGCGAACCGGTTATAGCTGGCTTTATATACCAAACAAATTCAAAAGGTTGTTGGTTAGAATATATAATATCAAAGCCTGATTATGAAAACGATAGATCTCACTTAATAGATATGCTTGTTGCTAGTGCTGAAAAAACAGCTTTATCAATGGGCTTTAAATATATGTTATTTGTAGGTAAAAGTAACGGTATTAGAAAATCAATGAAGAAACATGGGTGGATAGAGGATCCTAAACCATCATACGAAGTAATGAAAAAACTTAATTAATTATGGGAATAGCTACAGCACTAGCTGTTGGCGCTGGTGTTTCCGCTATAGGCGGTGCAGTTGGCGCTAACCAAGCAAAGCAAGCCGCTAAAGGAGCGAGAGGAGCGCAAGCCCGCGCTCAGCAGAAAATAGAAAATTTAAAAAGAAAAAGACCTACGCCTATAAATCCTTACTCATCTACTAAAGATTTAAGCGAAATGGCGCAGGATTTATCTGGTCAACTTACTAATGCTTTTTCTAACTTAGGTGTAGCCACTCAGGCAGCTGAGATACAAATGGAACAAACCGACATTGCGCTTGCAAATACGCTAGACACTCTTAGAGCTACAGGTGCTTCTGCTGGTGGCGCTACTGCACTTGCTCAAGCTGCTCTGCAAAGTAAAAAAGGCATTGCTGCTAGTATAGAAAGCCAAGAAGCTCAAAACGAAAAGCTTAGAGCGCAAGGCGAACAACAGTTACAACAACAAAAAGTATCTGAACAACAAAGACTTCAATCAATTGCTATATCAGAAGGCCGTAGAGTTCAAGCTGCTGAAGCCGCTGGTAAACAATTTGAATTTCAAACAAAAGAAAGTAGAATTAATGCAGATCTTGATAGAGCATCAGGACAAGAAAGACAAGCCGCTGCTAATGTAGCGTCTGCTAACCAAGCTAAAGCAAGTGCAATATCAGGTGCTTTTGGCGGCGTAACATCTATGGTAGGCTCTGCTGCTGGTGGCGGAGCCTTTGGGTAACTCTGCTTCTAGCATAACACCTGCTTCTAACAGTTTAGTAGGTCAATATTCTTCTAGCTTACCTCAAGGTACAATATATCAATCAGGTTCTTTAAATCCAAGCACGTATTTTAATTAATAAAAATGAGTTATAGAAATCCACAAATAATCGTTGATCGTTCAGCAGAAATATATGCAGGCATGGCTACTGCTGGCGCTGACGCTTTCAACAAGTATATGGCCGCTAGAAAAGAAGCTGCTGAAAAAGCTGAAAAACAAGATGCTGGTTTGCTAAAAGCTATAAATGCAGAAAGAGAAAATCAAGATGCTAAACTAAACAAAGGCATTGATCTTGCTGGTGGACTTAATAACGCTGGTGATTTAGTTAAGCAATATCAATCAATGTACCAAGATGAGGCAGATGTGCTTATAAGCCCAATAGCTAAAATGAATCTAGGACAAACAGATGCATTTGAAACAAAAAAAATTAGGGAACAAGAAAATAGTCTTGATACTTGGTCAGCTCAAACTACTGATGCTATTGGCGCGTATGGCGCTCAAGCACAAACATACACAGATACAACGGCTGGCAGTTTTAATGATAACTACGTTATACTTGGAGATACACCTAGAGAACAATTAGAAAATAAAATGGCTTTAAACCTAGCTTCTAATACATTAAATTTACCGGGAGTAGAAGCTAATTTAGGTTTTCAAGATAAGAATACTATTAGAGCTAATGGTAAAATAAAAATAGGTAGTAAAGCTTATAATGATTATGTTGCCGCTGGTTTTATAGCGGAAGACGATGAAGGTGAAAACGGTTATATTAATTTTGACTGGAAAGCAGATAATAGAAACGCGCCAAGGCAGTTGTTCGCGAAAAAACTTGAACGATTTAATGTTATAGAAAACTTAGAACAAGAAAATTTAATTAAAAATGGTATTGTTACTGAAAACTTTTTTACTGACGAACCACCTGTTTATAGTAAACCTATTGATATAGGTAATGGCAAACAGTTTTATCAAACAGTAAAAAGATATATTGATGTAGATAAAATTTTTGAAGGTGGTTTTGGAAATACAGTAGATACTTACTCGTCTGTCGCAACAGAATCAGACGTGCCGTTAGCTGTTCAATTAGACTTAGTAAAAAGAATGGGTGGGCCTGAGTTAGTTAAAATGTATAAAGAAGGAAAAGATCGTGCTGGTATAATAACTACAGATATAGAAACAGAGGTTATTGAATATCTCACTGGTGGTAGAATTATAAACAAAGATGAAGATGGTAGGTATTTTACTATTACCGAAACAAAGCCACAGATTTACAGAAGAAATGATGACGATGATGGTTTTGATCCAAGCGATTCAAAGCCTATTAATTTAGAAAGAATTGAAACTTTTCCTATGGAAGTTGAAGTAGGTGATATAACTGTTATAGGTGATAAAGGTGTTGATGAAAAGTTTAAAGCCATAGACAAATTAGTTTCTAGTATGACTACTGATTTGACTGGTCAAAAAAGTATTACAGTTAAACCTGTAGAGGGTGGCGGTGTTCAGTTTTTGTATGGAGGTTCTAAAGTTTCTACTAGACCTATAAAAGGATTAACTTCTGAAGAGATTAAAAAAGAAATTTATAGAATATATGGAGGTGATCCTTCTACTTTAAAGGGTGTATCTACTGAAACTATACCACAGATTACAACTATAGATCAATTACCAGGAAATTAAATTAAATCACATGGCTAAAGAAATTACTTATAAGGGTCAAACAGTATCTGAAGATTTGTTAAAACAAAAAGCAGATTCATTAGGTATAACAATTGATCAATATCTTGAAGATTACAAAGATGATTTTGTAATTACAGAGGAAATACAAGAAGATAATACTGTAGTTACAGACGAAATACAAACACCTGTAACTGAGGGAAAGACAAACGGTGCTGTGGCAAAGGGTGCAACTGCAACACCAGTAACCGGGCAAGCACCCGAGAATACGGAATTAGAATCGGTAGATACTTCTGGGGATTTACAGTTGTTTGGTAATTATAAAGACGCTATAAAGTTAACAGCTGAAGAACAAGCTGTACTAGACAATCCTATTGATTTTACACCGTCTGGTGTTACTAGAGAATTACAACCGTACAATCCTAATACTGGAGAAAACTTAATTAAAACAATTTTTGATGAAAGATTTCAAGATCCTACCACAGGTGAGTTTTTTGAAGAAGCAGATTTAATATACAGATCTGACGTTAACGAAGCTGGAGAACCCGCACCTGTGTTTCAACCTTATAGTGCTGAACTTTCAGATGCTAAAAAATATCTGGTAAAACAAGGTGTTAAAGATCCTACTAATCAACAAATTCAGGGTATAGCTGAAAAAAACATTAAGGCTAAGTTTAAATACCAAAAAATAAAAAGTAAATCTAATGATTATTTAAATTCAATATCTAATGATGAAAGAAAAAAATTAATTCCTTACGCTGTAGATGAGTTTATTAATTTAGATGAAAAATATAAAGGTTTAAATGAGCAATACGCTACCTTATTTAATAAGTATAAGAAAAGCCCTAATGCTTTTAATCTTAAAAATATATCTAGTAAGTTTGAAAATCCTGATTATAGTTTTGATTTAGAAGGTTTAAAAAGTGTTAAAGATGCGGATGTTTATTTACAAAGATTAAAAGATTTAGGTGACCCTGAGAATTTGCTAACACAAGCAAGCGTTGATTTATATAATAATCTTCTAGGTAAATACAAAACCGCTGTTGAAAGTGCTGAGACAGTTGTGTTAACAAATGGTAAAGAAGTTCCTAAAGCTACGTTTAATTTATATAAAGAATTAGCTGAAGAAAATCAAGAAGTCTCAAGCACGTTATATAAATTAGGTAAAGAGATAGATGAAACTCCTCTACGTTTAGATGATGCTAAAACCGAATTAGATTTTTTAAAGAAAAACTATAGCACGTGGCAAAAAGCTGGATCATTCGCTGAGTTACAACTAGGCAAAGCTGGCTGGGGTATTGTCGGTGGTGCCGCAAGACTTTTCACAGATCTTAATGATCGTGAAGAATTTAAGAATCAAACTATTGTTGATCTATACGATAATTTAAATGATTTAGCAGATTTTTCAGATGATTTAATTTCTAAAGCTGAATCTCAATATAGAGAAAAGTTCAAAGAAGACGTTGGTTTTGATGAAGCTTTTGATAGTTGGGAAAACTTTGGGGAGTTTATGCTTACAGAAACAGCTGGTCAAACTGGTACATTTGCCATGCTTGCATCTGGTCAAGTGCCGGGGGCTATAGGTTTAGGTCTTGGTAGCTATAGTGATACTAGACGTATGCTTGAAGAAGAAGAAGATGCTCTTGGTACTGAAATGTCCACAGGTAAAAAAGCAGTTGTATCTGCTGGGTATGCCGCGGCTGAAGTTGGTTTAGGTTTCTTACCTTCAATGCGTATATTCAAACGAGGTAACGCAGCGGCTGAGGCTTTAGGAAAAAGAAACTTAATAAACGAAGGTGTTAAAAAAGTTGTAACTAAAAATTTAAAAAGAACTTTTTTATATGATCCTTTAATAGAATCTTCTACTGAAGGAGCTACTGTAGCTGTGCAAAACTTAATTGATATAGCAAGGGGTAAAGAAGGTGTTTCTATATTTGACAATGTTGATCATGCTGCTTTTACCGGAGGCATGCTTGGTGCTACGTTTTCTTCTATGCCAGCTGTTAAAGGTATTGTTTTGGCTAATCTTTCTGACTATAATAGCTACGAAGGTTTTAGAAATAATTTAAAAGAAATAGACAAGCTTACAGAAGTTGGTAACTCTTTAGATAAAAGAACTAAAGAATACAAAATAATAAAGAAACAAATAGCTGATTTAAACGAAGCTAATAACGATATTGTAACTCAAGTAGAACAAAAAGTAGCTGCTAACTTAACAGCTGAAGGTTTTAATTTATTTGCAGCTGCTACTTCTGAACAAGAGTCTTTGAGAGTACAAGCTAAAGCTATAATAGAAAGTAAAGACTTAAGTAAAAAACAAAAAAACATAGCGCTTGAAGCTATAAAAAAGAAATTTGATAATCTCCAACAAGCTAGAGATAGTTTTAGAAAAGACTACAAGGTTAATATAGATTTACTTCCAACTAAAGAACGTAATAGATATGTTGACATGGCTAAGGTAGAACTTGAACAGGAAGGCGGTGAGTTTACAAATGCTCAATTAAAACAAAGAGCTGAAAAGCTTTGGCAAGTTGAAACATTTGATCAAAACATAGAGCAAGCAATTAAAGCTAATAAAGTCAATCGCGAAGCTGGGGTTGATGAAACAGTTGTAATAGCAGAAACTAAAGCAGATGCTATAAAAGCTTATAAAGAAGCTATGGATGCTAGAGCTGCTGATCCAAATAATTCTATAACACAAGAAGAAGCTAAACAAAATATAGCAAACTTTACAAGAGGTGTTAACTCTGGTAGAGTAAACGCTTCTAACACCTTAGGTTTAGATAATAAAACAGGTAAAGATACTTACGATATAGTAGTAGTAAGAGAAAACGCTATTAACAATGGTAGAACACAAACTGGTATACATGAAATAGGTCACACTATTTTTACAGAAGGTCTTAGTTCTCAACCAGAAGCTTTTAACGGTTTAGCAAGTACAGTTTTACAACATCTTAAAAACACAAACGAGTCTGCTTACAATAGAATAGTAAAAAGAACTAAAGGTAAAGGTGCTGACGAAGTTTTAACTGAGTTCTTAGAAGAAGTTGGATCTAATAGGTTGGACTTAGAAGCGGCACAGAATAAAAAATTACTAGGCTTTTTAAGTATAGGTATACCAAAGGTGTTTAAAAACATTACAAATGATCAAAGTAATTTTAATTTAAAAGGTGAAACAGATGTTGTACAGTTTTTAGAATCGTTAGGTACTAAATTAAGAGAAGGATCTTTAACTGTTAAAGATGTACAATCTATACAAGAGGGCAGGCCAGAAACTGAAACTGTTTCTGAAACTGTTTCTAAAGGTAGACAAGCTTTTTCAAGCCAAGCTGTTAACGATTTAGCCGCTCAATATAAAAACAATAAAGAGTCTATGTCTGAGCAGGACATTTCTAGTCTACAAGATCAATACCAAAGACTAGGTATAGACGCGCTACAAAGATGGGCTAAACAAAGAGGTGTTCCACTTCAAGTTGATGAAAACGTAATAAGCGATATAAACAATCAATTTGAAAGTGTAATGAAAAATTACACACCGACGAATAGAGTGACTGGAAAGCCGATGCAGCTTAGTACTTATGTAGGTAATATATTAGGTAGACGTGTTGGTCCTAAAATTGTAGAAGACTACACTAGACGTACAGGTCAATCTACTATAACACAAGCTGTAGAGCAAACTCAATTTGCGGACGAAACAGCTGAACAAGCTTTTGAAATAGAGGAAAGAGCTCAAGCTGAAGAATCAGGTAGATCTAAACTAATTGATGTAAGAAAAAGTCCTAGAGTTAAAAAAGTTTTACCAACGTTAGAAAAAGAAATAAAAATAAATGAAGGTGATTCATCTGTAGAAATATTAAATAACAATCGCTCTAAATTTGCATCGGAAATATATAATGTTCCTGAAGATAAAATAGAAAAAGTAGATAACTTAACCTATTCTAAAAACAAACCTGAAACTTCAGAGCTTGGTAGAATACAACAAGACTTTTCTAACGCTCAAGAGACTGAAAGGTCTATAAAGACTATGCCTGAGTTTAACGTCACAACAATGGAGTCGACTATTACAGAGCAAGGTGAAAGAGTACCAGTAAGTCCAGAAGTTAGAGGTCGATCTATGAAAATAGGTCAAACAGTATTAGATTTCTTTTACGAACCTTACACAGATCCAGCTTCTGAAAGTACAGATAGAGCTGTTAGAGCAATGGCTATTACTAACAAGTCTGGTAGAAGCAAAGGTAAGACTACTCAAACTAAAGTATATAGATTAAAACCAGAGTTTAGACCTAATAGACAAGGTAAAATAAGTCCGCAAGCTGTATCAAAAGCCAGAGAGTGGGCTGGTATTGACGTTGATTTAAACGAGCTTAGTAAAAACGAAAGAAGAAACTATGCTACAAAGCTTGCTGCCTGGGCACGTATGCGTGGCGGTCAAGTTGCTTTATCTGTCGCAGACAAATCATTGCAAGAGAGTGCTCCTAAACAGCAAAGAGCAGATACTAGAGCTGGTAGATCTAGACTTATGTTTAGCGAAGAAGTTTTAATAGATGTTACTGGAGCTAGAGATATTAACGCGGTGCTAAAAACACTAAACATGGATAGTGCTAGCGTTCCTGATAATAAAAGAGCTGAAATACAAACTTCTTTTGAAGATGCTATAGAAAAATATAAACTTACTGAAGATGTATTTTTAGCAGGATCTTTTGCTTTTGGTGGCGCTGTTAGAACTCAAGTAGGAAAAACAAAAAAAGGAAAGCTAACAACTGAAGCTAAAAAACTAAACGCTTTTTTAGAAAGAACTGGAACTAAAGCAAAAGAAGGTGATTACTGGTACGCGTTAGATAACGGAGATTGGGTTAAAGGAGAACCTGTAATTAAAGCTGACGGTACTGTTGGTAAAAAAATTGTTCCTCCAAAAAACGTTACTAATCTTTTACCAAATAGAGGTAGATTATATTATGGTGTCAATGACCCAGCTTACAAAAAAGCTTTAGATAAAGCTAAAGCAAACTCAAAAGGAGATCAAAAACCTAAAGCTAAAAGGGTTAATATTAAAGATGTTGATACAGACAAAGGAAAAGCTCAAGCAAAAATTAACACACAAGTGCTTGACGATGTTGTAAATCAATTGGACAAGGCTATACAGAATGGTATGCCTAAAGAATTAGCAGCTATGGTTATAGCGCAAGGCTATCAAGCAACGACTGGTCTTATTAAAATAGCAGCACCGTTTAGATATTTTTCTAAAAATCCACAATACGGTACTACCCCTAAGCAGAGAACAGGCGATAAATTTAGAGAAGAACACAACCCTCCAGCATCTGTAGTCGGCGCTTCAATTATATATGGCTTTGCTACAAATAATACCAGTCAAATAATGGCTGATATTAAAAAGAATTATTATCAAACTAAACTTTCTAAAGCTGACGATCAAAAATTAGATGATGCTAAATTAGATGCTACGCTGCCTGTTGGAACAACTATAGCAAACAACCCTGCTATTAGATTTATTGAAGCTGGTATCGATCTTAATAGTATTGTTAATTACGAAACAGGTCAAACTATGGCTGAAGAACTAGGTGTTGCTTTAAAACCTAGTGATGTAAATGTTGAAACTGTATTTGAGCAAAATAAAATATTAAAAGAAGTATTAAGCGGGGATATAACCGCTAAAACAGGTCAGAATAGATTAGATAAAATTGCTAAATTAAAATCTATACCTAAAGCATCTACAAACAATAACAACAAAGGTCCAGCGTCTAATAAGTTTAGCAAGGAAGTACCTAATCAAGAAGTACTTGATAATCTAAGCAACGCAGACAAGGCTATGGCTAACGCTAGAAACCCTAAAGCGCCTGTCAAAAAGATACGTGTATTTGATTTCGATGATACGCTTGCTAGATCAAACAGTCAAGTATTATATGAAATGCCTGATGGTACAACTGGTAAGCTTAATGCTACGCAGTTTGCTGAGAAAGCCGGAGAGCTTGAAGTTCAAGGAGCTGAGTTTGATTTCTCAGAATTTAGCAAGGTTATTGATGGTAAAAGAGGCCCTGTGTTTAAGGCTATAGAAAACATCGTAGCTAAGCGAGGTGTTGAAGATGTATTTATACTTACAGCTCGCCCTGCTAACGCTGCTGGTCCTATAAAAGAATTTATGGACGCGCTTGGCGTTAACCTGCCTATTGAAAATATTGTAGGGCTTGGTGATGGTAAAGCAGAGGCTAAAGCACGTTGGATGACGGGCAAAGCTGCTGAAGGTTATAACGACTTTTTCTTTGTAGATGATGCGTATAAAAATGTTAAAGCGGTACAAGATGCGTTAGATGTATTTGATGTTAAATCTAAAACACAGCAAGCTAAAGTTAAGTTTAGCGAAGAGTCTAGTCTTGATAAAGGTTTTAATGATATACTAGAAAACAAAACAGGTATAGCGTCTGAAAAAGAATATGGTAGAGTTAAAGCTGAAGTAGCTGGAGCTGGTAAAGGTAGATTAAAGTTCTTTATACCACCATCAGCTGAAGACTTTGTAGGTTTACTGTACGCTACGCTTGGCAAGGGTAAGTTAGGCGATCAACAAATGGCATGGTATAAAACTCATTTGTTAAATCCATATGCTAGAGCTATGAACGAATTATCGTCAGCTCGTATAGCTATGATGAATGATTACAAGTTGTTAAAGAAACAATTAGAAATAGTACCTAAAAATCTACGTAAGAAAGTTCCAGGTGAACCATTTACTAGAGAGCAAGCTGTACGTGTGTACATATGGAATAAGCAAGGTATGTCTATACCTGGTATAAGCAAGAAAGATCAAGCTGATCTTAGCAAGTACGTAAGCGACAATGCTGAGCTACAGGTTTTTGCTGATCAACTAATCGCTATACAAAAAGGTGATCAGTATGCAGCGCCTAAAGAAGGTTGGCCAGCTGGTACAATAACCACTGACATGCTTGAAGGTCTTAACACCACTAAGCGAGCTAAGTATTTAGAGCAGTGGCAGCAAAATGCAGATGTTATATTTTCTGAAAAGAATTTAAATAAACTTGAAGCTGCGTATGGTAAACCATATCGTAAAGCTATGGAAAATATGCTACAACGTATGAAGTCTGGTCGTAACAGAAACTTCCAAGGCGATACGCTTACAGGTAGAGTTACTGATTGGCTTACGGGTAGTATTGGTACAATAATGTTCTTCAACACAAGATCAGCAATACTTCAAACTATATCTAGTATTAACTTTGTTAACTTTACTGATAATAATATACTAGCTGCGGGTAAAGCTTTTGCAAATCAAAAACAATACTGGTCTGACTTTATGACACTTATAAACTCTGACTTTTTAAAAGAACGTCGTGGTGGTTTACGTATTAACGTTAACGAAGCTGATATTGCAGACATGGCAAAAAGAGGTGGAGCTAGAGGTGTTATAAACAAACTACTCGAGTTTGGTTTCACGCCTACACAAATAGCAGATAGCTTTGCTATTGCATCTGGCGGCGCTACGTTTTATCGTAACCGTATTAAGTCCTTGAAGAAACAAGGTATGACAGATGCTGAGGCTGAAGCTCAAGCGTTTGTAGATTTTAGAGAGACAGCAGAAGAGTCACAGCAATCGTCAAGACCTGATAGAATATCAATGCAGCAGGCAGGTCAATTAGGACGTCTTGTATTGGCTTTTGCTAACACGCCAGCTCAGTATGCTAGACTTATAAAGAAAGCTGCTAGCGATCTTAAGAATGGCCGAGGTGATGCTAAGACTAATATAAGTAAGATTATATACTACGGTGTAGCGCAGAACTTATTGTTTAACGCGCTGCAACAAGCTTTGTTTGCATTTGCTTTTGATGATGATGAAGAAGATACAGACGAGCAGAAGAAAAAATATGTTAGCATAGCTAATGGTATGATGGACTCGCTTTTAAGAGGTATGGGATTAGGTGGTGCTATAGTTTCAGTAGGTAAAAACGCTATAATCCGTATTATAAACGAGATGGAAAAGAAAAATCCTAAGCTTGAAAAAGTAGGTTATGAAATTACTAAACTATCTCCACCTATATCTGCTAAGCTATCGCGTATAAA